TGAGGCAGTTGGCGATGCGCTTCCACAGACTGATGCCCGTGCGGGCGGTTCCGTCCTCGACTGTCGTATTGTCAGCAACCGGAGCGGTGGTCGTCGCGCCGAATAGTGAGTCGTCCGTCGCCAGGGTAACTGGCATACTTGCAGCCATCGCCGCAGTTCCCTTCGCCGGAATCTTGTCAACATCGTTCTTCACGGCGAGCAGAATCGTATCATCGGTCGCTATCGTGACCGGTGTGCTGGCGGCCATAGCCGCTGTGCCTTTACTCGGAATCTTGTCCACGTCATTTTTGACGGCCAAGAGAATGGTGTCATCGGTCGCGATGGTTACAGGCGTCGCGCCGGCCATGGCGGCCGTACCCTTTGAGGGTATCTTGTCCAGGTCATTCTTGGCCGCGAGAAGGATCGTATCGTCCGTAGCAATCGTCACGGGCACGCTTGCCGCCATTGCGGCCGTGCCTTTCGCGGGCATCTTGGCGAGTACGTTCGCATCAGCCACGACCACGGCCACATCGCCTGCCGCAGCCGAACTGCCGGCGACGACCTTCGCGCGGAGGTCAGAAGTGTGGTCTTTGAGTTCGACGGCGCCGATCTCGATGTCGCCGCCGTCAACGGTGATGGGGTGCGCAATCTGGTATTCGATGGCGTCGAGCAACTGGTGCTCAACAGCTTTTGTCCGGTCCGGCGTGTATGCCATGTGGGTTACTCCTGATATTCCTGGTGCGGCGGCCGGCGCAGCGGGAAGGAGGAAGCGACTCGCTGCGCCGGTTCGCCTGTGCTCTCAAACCCTCCCAGAGTCCGATGACTCAGGCGTTACGGCGTCACGTCGGCGATGAACAGCGCTCCGGGAACCTTCCAGACGGGCAGGAAGGTGTCGCCCGCCAGCTGCTTGATCGTGACGGGGTCCGAAAGTACGTGCGCGTATGCGAACATGCCGCGAGCGAGCGTCACGCTTCCGGCTGCGCCGACCGCATCGGCCGAGATGGCACCGATGTTCGTCGGCACCGGGTACGTGCCTTCGAGCAGCTCGTACACGTCCCGCGTGATCTCCGGCGTGAACGTGACGCCGTCGGCGGGGAACGTGGTCTGGAGAACGCCGGCCTGGTCCATGAAGCAGCCGCTTCCGGCCTTCCGCCACTTGAGTCCGAGCGTACCGTCCGGGAGCATGTTCTGGAGCATCGCCTGGCCGACGGCCGGGTTGGCGACGGTCAGCGCCCGGATGCTCGTGTTGGCGCACAGGTAGCCCATGACGTTCGCGCCATAGTACGCCGTGGTGATCTCGTACCCGGTCTTCCTGATCGAGGCGTCCTTGAGCGTCGCGATCTGTCCGACGATGTCGGTCCCGGCGGTCGCCCACGAGGCGTCGATGATCGTGCCGGTCCCGAACACGTCGAGTTGCCCCGTGTTGCCCTGCGGGATGGCGAACGTGATCGAGAGGACCGCGCCGGTCGCGGACGGGAGCAGGTTCCCGTCGCCATCGAAGTAGATGGCCCCGAGCGCGAGCATCGAGCCGATGGCCGCGATGCGCAGGTTGTCGAACCGGGTCTTGAAGAGGCCGGTTTGCCTGCCGATCTCGGCGATCGCGAGGCCCTGGACGTCGGGCCGGTCGACCATCATGAGGTTCTGAAGGACGACCGGGTCGTGCATCATGTGCTCGAAGGCGTGCGCCAATTTGACGTTGACGCGGGTGACGCCTTTCTGGGCGACGCGCTTGGACTCGGCCCCGTACTGAACGAGTTGGGCCGTCTCGCGCGTGCCGTCGACCTTCGTGTAGCTGCCGTAGTCGCCGGCCGTGGGGCTGGCGATCGAGAGGAAGGCCGGGTCATACGGGTTGGGCACGCCGGTCTTCATGGCCTGAATGCTGCCGATCATGTTCGGCGCGGCCAGAATCTGTTGAATTGTTTTCGCCATCGTCAGTGACTCCTTTGTTCGTTCGTTCCTGCTATCCGTGCGGCGACGCAGTCAACCGGGCATCAGTCCGGCGGCTACGGTGTGAAGTCGTCGCTGAAAGCGTAACCGATGCCAAACGCCCGGATCGCGGCCTTGAGCCAGATGCGCAAGCTCGCGTCCGCCGGGTAGTTCACGATGCCATTCACGTCGACGACCCCGCCGATCACCGGATCGGGGAACGGGACCGCAGCCAGGGAGACGCCATCCTCGTCAGTGACCTTGATTCCGCTACCGTCGTTGATGATGCAGCGGACGGTCTGGGAGCCGTCGACCGGCTGGATGAGCGAGCCGACGACGAAGTCGCCGTTGACGCCAGTGGCAGTGCGTGTGGTCGCCAGGAGGACGTGCGCCGCCGTTTCGAGCAGCGTGTCCCCGACGGGCTGGACGAGGTTGTGAGGGCCAGCCGTCACGCCCGTTTGCGGCCACGTGAGCGTGACCGTGCCGTCATCGAGGCCCGCCGAGCCGGAGCCGGTGACAACGACAGCGGCCATGTCGGCGTGAATCAGGCGAACGGCGGTCTGAATCGTTGCCGCGTCGGCATTGAAGGCCATCGCGGCCGTCTCGCACATGACGCCGTCATCGCCGAGGTAGCGGATGCGCCACGCGCCCGCGTTCACTGCGCCGGGGGTAATGACCTGGACTTCGGACACGCCGAGCGCGGTGATGGTGACCGTGTTCGCGGCGGGAACTCCCTTCGTGGTCTCGACGATGGTCATGGTGGTGACGCCGGTGAGGGCTGTGATGTCGATGGTGACCATCGGCTGATCGATGCGGAGGTAGCCCGTGCCGCTAAAGGTCATGACGAGCGCGATTGGGCCGGCGGAAAACGGGGCGGCCGAGCCGGCGGAACTGAGCACACAGCCGGCGACTCCGCCGAGTGCCAGCGTGACAGCTGCCTGGGCGGCCGCGAGCGTCGCGTCGAACGCGATGGCAGCGGTCGTGACGCGGGTCCCGTCCGCCTTCGTGAGCGAGATGTGGTAGTGGCCTGCGGTCGAGGCCGCATCGGGCGTTGCGGTCTGCACCTCATTGACCGGGGTGCCGCCGCCGACTGCGCTGTAGGTCGCCGTCAGCGTGCGGACGACGCCAGCCGCGCTGGGCGGGCCGGTGATGTTGAACGTGCCGGTCGCGCCGACGCGCCGGACGAGTTCCGTCGCCTCGGCCGTATTCAAGAGGTTGAGCTGGGTTTGAGCGCCCGTGAGCGCGACGCCGTTGCTGCCGATGACGGACGGCGCGAAGAGACCGGTCGCGGTGATCCGGCCCATGAGCATGCCGGCCCGGAGCACGTCCACGTCGCCCGTGTTGATCGGGTCGCGCGAGAGAGCGCCGTTGATGATCCTGCCGCCGGGCAGGAGATTGGCCTTGCCGCCGAACATCGCCTTGCGCGGCGTCGAAACGCGGTCGGCCCGAATCCCTGGGGCCCCTGTAACAAAGTTACTCATTGTCTTGACTCCTTCTCTTCTGTGTCTATGCCAACATCAGAATCAGGTTCACAGTCGAACCCGATCGGACGCTACTTCGATCCGCCTGCGCCGACCATCTGCTCAACCACTTCTTTGTCCATCTTGGGCGCGTCGTCGCCCGGCACCTGGCGCGAGAGCGCCTGGCTCTTCGTCTGCTCGCCGAGCTTGACCGGGTCGTTCATGTCCAGCGCCTTGATGATGGCGTTCACGATGCTCTCCGGCGTGCCGCTGACGCTGCGCGAGAGGCAGAAGGCGTTGCGGCCCGTTGCCGGGCCGACGAGCGCCGCCTTGAGCGACGCGGCGACGGCCGGCGTGATCTTGCCCTTCGGGACCAGTCCGTCGATCTTCTCCTCGGCCGTCTCGGCGCGTTCGTCGAGCAGCTCGGGATCGACCGTCTTCACGTCCTTCGTGGACGCGGCGACCTTCGCCTTCAGGCCCTCGACCTCACCTGACAGGTCGGTCACCTTCTTGTCGAGCGCCGTCTTCTCGGTCGCGTGGGCGGTGAACCGCTCCGCGATCCGGTCCAAGACTTTGTCCTCGGTCAGGTCCTCGCCCGCGCCGAGCATCTTGCGGAACTTGTCCAATTGCTCCTTCGTCATGGCTTCGTCTCCTTTCGGGGGTACGAGAGAGGCCGCAATGGCCTTGAAGTCCGCCTGGCCTGGCACGACGGGATACGGCGTGAGGGCGACGTGCTCGATGACCTCGCCGTAGTTCGTGCCCTTGCCGTCGACGAACTCCGGGTTGATGCTGATGGAAACCTGCTGCGTGCGATAGGCGAGAGCGATTGCCTCCTCGCCTATAAACTCCAAGACCCCCCAGAGCGTAGTGCCGTCGTTCTCAAGACCGATGAGATAGCCCTGGTTATCCGCCGCGTCGTAACTGTGGCCTTTGGGAAGCGGAACGCGGACCCCGGCCCCGGTCATTCGGTTGAACGCGGCGAGCCATCTGGCCCGGCGTTCGGGCGTCGTATCAAGCGTCCAGCCGAGTTTCGGATGCTGATAAACCCCGTCCGTGATGAGGTCCTTGCGGAACCGTTTGCGCGGGACGCCGTCCTCGAGCACCTCGTGCGAGACGGGCATCGTCGTGCTGTCCGGGCCGCAGAGCAGCGATGCTTCCTTGTCAGAGGCCGGCTCGAAGAGGATCGGCGCCTTGTCATGGGCCTTGAGCCATGCCTTCGCCTCATCCACGCTGAACTTCGTCTTGTCGAATCGGATGGCCTGAAGCTCGGCCTCGCCGTCCTTCGTCACTCCCCAGATTGCGTGAATGCCTGGCCCGAACTTGTCGTTCTCGCGCCGCACCCGCTCATACTTGTCCGGGTTCGTCAGCCGCGCGCTATGCTCAGTCGGATATGGCACGCTCAGGGTTCTCCGAAACTTCCTGCGCCAAAGAAAAACGCCTGTGGCTGTCTGTGTACACAGTCACAGGCGTTATTGGTTTCGCAACCGCGCCCCCGGTGATCAGCCGCGGGCGCCTTTGGTTTTTACTTCACCCTTGTCAGTCTACGGACGCGCGGCGGGGGCTGTCAACGTTACTTGGAATTTCTTTCCGTGTTTTTTCTTCACGTCGCGGCCTCCAGCACGGCCTTCCTGCCGGTGATCTTGTTCAGGATTTCATCTCGGATCGTCTTGGCGATGTGAAACATCATGACCGGCGGGACGCTGTTACCGAGTCGTTCCCATTGCCGAGAGTAGGAGCCGGTCAGAATGAAATCATCCGGGAAGGCGCAGATGCGCTTCAGTTCGGCGATGCTAAACCGCCGCTTTTCTGTCGGATGTACCGCGCCCGCCGAAGAAGTTGCCCCATGCGCGCAAGTAATCGCTGGACATGGTCTACCAACTGCCGGTCTCTGCAACTGGAAGTACCTATCTGACTTCCCCCCCGGTCCAATCTTGTCCCATTCCTTGCCGATGGCGAACCGGCTAATATCCGTCTCTGCTTCAACTTTGAAATGATAGGAGTTCAATCCGCCGATCCCGTTGGTAATCGCTGGACACGGCTGATCAGTCACATCCGCGGTCACGCTCGGCGCGGTCATGCTCGGCGCGGTCACCCGATCGGGTTCACTGAATACTCCGGTCTGCCTGATTTCCCCGATCCACGGCAGAGCATCCCGCACGGAATATCGGTAAGGCAATGGCTTCGGGTGAACCGGGTCAAGGTTCAAGTCCTTGCGCACCCCAATGAAGATCGTCCGCTGGCGCATCTGCGGAACGCCAAGCCATTGGGCGTCGAGGACGCGACATGTGACGCGGTATCCACTGGCCTTGAGTGCCGCTAGGATTTCGAGGAACATCCCTTTTGCCGTGCCCTTGACCAGGCCGCTCACGTTCTCGGCTACGAAGACCTTCGGCTTGAGTCCGCGCAAGAGCCGGACGTATTCATCGAAGAGGCGTTCATTGCACTGCTTCGCGCCATGCTCATAGGTCTTGGTCTTGCCCCAGCCCTTCTCTCGCTTCCCGGCGGTACTGAAAGCCTGGCAGGGCGGCGAACCATCAAACAAGTCGAGTTCCCCTTTGGCCAGTCCAGTTGCCGCGAGGATTTCCTTTGCAGTTACGTCTCGAATGTCACGCGGATCAAGAATGCAGTCCGACTCCATGTTGGCGCGGTAGGAATCCTGCGCCGCCGGGACAAACTCATTCGCCCAGATGACCTTGAATCCGGCCATGCGGTAGCCGAGACAAGAACCCCCGCAACCGCTGAAGGTGCTGATGACCTTGTACCCGTTCAAGGGAATGTCCCGAATCTCAGACATGCTTGGAACGCGGTAGGGCGGCTTGATCATTTCCCTCCGCTCCACTTGTAGCCGCACTTCGGACACTGATGCTCAGTCAGGATATTCTCATTGGCCTCCGGGAACTCGCCCGGTGCCTCTGGCTCCGCCGGCATGTCATCCAGCAGGTCGTCGAACCGCAGCTTCTTCGTCAGGTCGGCGAACTGCTCGTCCAGGCCCGCCGTGATATCCCGCAGGCCCTGCGTGAAGTCGCCCGCGATGAACGCATTGTTCGCCGCGATCATGGCGAGGTCGGCCTTCTCCTTCGGCCAGTCCACGACCCTCACCGCGAACCGTTCGCCCGTCGGCGTGGTGATCACGCCATCCACGACGGGCAGATTGCCGTAGAGCACCGTGAGCGCCGCCACGCGCTGATGCCCGGCAACGAGGAACCCCGTCCGCTCGTTGAGCACGATCTGGCTGATGTCGCCGAACTCCGCCAGGCTCGTCTGCAACCCCGCCGCCGACTGCGCGTCCATCTCGCGTGGATTCCAGGGGCACGGCCGCAAGTCCGAGAGCGTCTTGACTGACTTCGCCTTCTTGCTCATGGCGTCGCCGCTCCGATCAAGTCGCTGAACACCTTGCCAGGGTTGAAGCGCCAGTCGGGGTCGGGCCGAATGTCCGTGATGACCTCGCCGTTGTCTGCCGTGAAGGAGGCGGGAATGTCCACGATTGACGCCTCCTTGTCTTCGTTGAAGACGTCGATCGTGGAGCAGCGACAGTTGAACCCGGCCGGCGGGGTCCACTCATCCCAACGCGGATCGTTCTTCGGCATGCGGACTCCGTCCATCGCTTGGTGCGTGGGGCGAACGCGGTCGTCCCCGACGGTAACATACTCTTTGCCCCACAGAATCTCCTGGATCGCCGCGTCCTGGTTCGCGTTCCAGCGGCCGGCGCTGTAGGCCATCTGCGTCTGCGTGCGCACGAGCGTGTTCATGAGCGAAGCCGACATCAGGCCCTGGTCAGGGCCTAGCTCCGCGCGGAGCATGGCGACCGCTTCCTGTACGTGCGCGCCCGACCGCAGAATCTCCTCCATCGCAGTCTGCACCTTCGCCTCGACGGCCGCGCCGAGGTTGCGCGTGACGTTGACCGACTCGTTGCCGTAGACCTCCATCAGGTGCTGCATTTGTTCGGGTGACAGGGCGAGTCGCTTCTCCAGGTAGGCAAGCGCATCATCGTAGGCGGACATCGTCCGGCGCTTTCGCAGCGTGGGGGCAGCCGACCGCGCCGACCTCAGCCCCCCAGTGAGGTGCGCGGCGACCATCGCCTTCTGGACGAGGGGCATGAACTGCTTGACGAGCTGCTCGTGCATGACGGGGATCGGGTCCTGTCCCGCCGCGAACGACGTGAGAATCCTGGCATTGATCTCCGGTGCGATCCTCCCGGAGACCCGCTCCCCGATGATCTCGATCTTGCGCCGGTCGCGTTCCTGGAGCTGCGCGAGGCGGCGGCGGACAGGACTGACTCGATGCAGGGCCATCTCACGCACCTCGATGCTGGTGGATCGACCGGATGATCTGCTCGGCCTGCCGACGCAGCGCCATCTGCGGATTGCCGTCAGACGCGCCGCCCTGCGCTTCCGGCGACGTGGCGGGCGGCGTAAAGTCACCCGCCTCCGCGACCTCCGATCCCTTCGGCAGTCCGGCCTGGTCGAGCAGGGCGTCATAGTCGATCAGTCGCAGGAACAGGTCGACGTTGCCCGGCTGTGTCAGTACGCCCTGGATGATCGTGCGCACAAACGCCGTCTGCTCAGGCGATGTGCCTGACGTGCTCAGGTACACGCTGCCCTTGGCATCCGGGCCGACGTTGTAGATGAGCAGCGGATCGATCACGTACTGGTTGACCGCCGCGATTATGTCATCGAGCGTCAGGCCGGCCACTGCAACGGCGAGATCGCCGTGCGACTCGGATTCCGCCTTCGTACCCATCTGGCCCTCAGATGCCGCCCGCTCAGGCACCAGCCAGCCGCGCAGCATGAGCGATTCCTTGTGCCGCAGGATGCCCGTCAGCTCCGCGCCGTGTTGGCCTCTCGGCTCGAGGAACGTGATGACCCAAGCCCGAAGCTTCGTTATATCCACGCCGCTCCGAATCAGATCCTGCGCGTATTGAGCGAGTGTGTTCGGCATGGCGACGCCCGAGCCGCGTCCGAGGTTGTCGAGCACCCGCTTCGCCAGTACGAAATTGTCTTGCTCTGCGCCGTTGTCATCCCTGCTCTTGCCTTCTGGGTATTCGATCATCGGAATGACCCCGGACACTTTCGTGACGTACTGGCCTTCCTTCGCCGTTGCATGCTCCCATTGCGACCAGGACTGCCGCGCGTTCTCATGGCGGCTCCGGCCATACGGCAGGCCGACCTCTGCGTCATACGTGAACAGGAAGCTCTTCTCCGGCCCGATCTTGACAGCGCCCTGCTCGAACCCGGCGAACGAGCCGTCGTCCGTCTCGCGGATTTTCGTCGTGTCCCAGAGCAAGGGCTTGAGCTTCCGGTACACGAGCTTGCCGTCGCCGTTGACCTCCCACACCTTCTCGAATCCCGCAAAGCCGAAGTCCAGCGCGAGCAGCATGTCCCTGAGCAGCCGCGGCCACAAGGGGAGCACGGCGTCCTGGATGAACTCCGTCAGATCGTCAGGCACACCATCCTTCGCCTCTACCCCGATCTCGGCCATGCGGATGGGCATCGTGGCGACGGCCCGCGCGAGCGCGATGGTCGGATTCCCGCGCATCCGCCTGTACGTCTCGAACGTGCCCGGCGGCGCCGGATCGTAACCCTTGAACGCCGGCACAGTCGAGTAGACCCCGGCGATCCCGCCCATGCCTTGCACCTGCTTCCCGGTCGCCTCACCGACCGCCGGTTTCGCGCCCCCGCCTGCCACAACCTGTTGCGCTTCGCTCATTCGTCACCTCGTTACTGTTCTCACACAGTTACCGTTGTCACACAGACATTCTTCCGCCTACCGACCGCCCGCGCGCAAAGCCCACGGGCCGGAGGTAAGCGAGCCAATATCTAAAAGAATCGCTCGCGTGGCTCAGCGCCTTGTCCCGCTTGTTGATCAGGCCGTCCGGCATGAGCTTCAGGTGCTTCAGGTCCGCGAGCAGCCGCTTGCAGCGCGGGTGTACCTTGACGTGCGACTTCCCGTCCACGTCCCGCAGCGCCTCGTTCACCGCGTTGATGCTGTCCCGGACCGGCGGCGCGTCGCGCGGCACCCGGACCCGGAACGGCACGCCCATCGCACGGAGCCGGCTCGCCACAATGTCGTAGGCCGACTCGCTCGTCTGCTGCGACTCGCTGTGCCCGCTCGCATCCCCGAACACATGCAACTCCGGCCATGCAAAGCCGCCCTGCGCCCGGAGCCAGTCCTTGAATGCCTCCAGGCATTGGTTCAAGTTCATGCGGTGCCCATGAATCTCGTCGATGCACGTGAAAAGGTCCGCCCGCTCGTCGTACTGCCCGATCTCCGCATGCATGCCCGGATCGATGTTGAAGTCGAACGCGAGACACAACGGCAGTTCACGCCTGAGCGTCACCGTCTCATCCACGTGCGCCGCGTCACTGAAGTTCTCATACACCCTGCCGATCCCGACCCCGCGCGGGTTCTGCTGGTAACACGTCTCCCAGATGACGCCCCCGACCTCCAAACGAGTCGCCGCGAGCTCCTCAAGGCCGAACCGCTCCGGGCAGAGCGGATCGCCAGGCGCACGCCCCATCAAATCGTTCTCGCCCGCAATTGCAGGCAAGACGATCTGTTCCCATCGCTCGCCGCTTTCCGCCAGGAGCATCCCGACCAGGTCGCTCTCCGCCCATCGCTGCATCAGGATGATGATCGTCGCGCCCGGTTCCGCCCGCGTCCTCAACGTGCCCTGATACCACTGGAATGCCCGCTCCTGGAACAGCGGATTGTTCGCTTCCGACCAGTCCTTGTGCGCGTCATCGATCAAGAGCAGGTTCCCGCCGCGACCGCTCAGGGCCGAGCCGACGCCAGCAGTCACCATCCCGCCGCCTTCTGGCGTGTGCCATCGCGTCGCGCTCGTCGAGTCCTGCCGCAACCGCGTCCGGCATCTCGGATTCCGCTCGAACTCGTTTCGCACCATGCGGCCCCAGTCCGCCGCAATCGAGTCCGCGTAACTGGCGATCACCACCCGCTGGTGAGGCAGGTTGTCCACGTACCACGTCGGAACCCAGTGCGACAGGAACTCGGACTTGCCCGAACGCGGATGCGCGTTGATGATGATCCGCCCGTTCCCGCGCGCGATCGTGTCAGCGATTCGATCTCCCACATACCGCAGCCACCTGAACGCCTGCCACCGCCCCTCGCTCATCACCTCCGCGTAGGTGTGCGGCGTGAACCGCCAGGAGAGCGCGATCAACTCCTCCGGACTCAGGGCCTCGTCAGCGGTTTCAGCTTCAGCCACCAGCATCACCTGCCCCCTTCGGCTCGTGCCCCTGTTCCTCAGCCGGCGCAGGCTTGATCTCGTTCGCCAATGCCCGCGCCTTCGCCATCGCGTCAGGATCGCTCAGCACCCGCTCAAGCGTCTGCTGGATCGACACCGGCCCGCCGTCGTGCCCCGCGATCCGGTCCGCCACCTTGCCCTCAGTCCGGTTCCAGAGCTGGTCGAGCACGCTCGCGTTGCCCTTGAGCCCGTGTACCAGCGTGGCAAAGACCAAGAGCTCCAGGATCGTCACCTTGTCCGCGTCAAGTCCTAGCGACTTCGCAACCTTCTCCATCGCCGCGTTAACCC